ATAGTAGTAATATGAATTATGCCGTACTTCGGACATTGGGCGTCGCGTGGGTTGGTATCCTTTGCTTCATCTTTGCGTTCTTCGTTTCCAGACTTGTTGACAATTTTACACCAAAATTGGACAAGACCAAGCCAAAATGGATGACGTTCTTGGAGGTCTGTGCCCAGTTTGGAATTGTGGGCATGATTGTGTATGGTGCACGAATTTTAATCAAGAATGTCCCATTTCCTTTTCAGGGGGTAGGTGGGTACGATCATCGCCAGCTCGGTGAGCTCCGTAGTCTCCCCTTGCTAGTTTTTATTTTCATGTTTTTCCAGACTAGGACTCAGGAGAAGATGAAGTTCCTGAGTGTCTGAAGCACTCCCATAAGTGCCTCGTGTGCTTGGGGCCCGATAAAGCAGAAAACTCGTCAATCGTATATTCGTCGCCCATAGAAGTGTTACACTTTGCGCATATGGGGCGCAAGTTGTTAATGTCGGTAGCCCCCCCTTTACTTTCTGGTACGTTGTGACCTACGTGAAAATTAAAGGGATTCATTACGTTTTCACACCAGGTCACGAGGCACTTGTGCTTGAACATACGGTCCCCGCAATAAAGAATCCATACTTGCTCCCGTAACGCACCTGGAATTTTAGTCTTCATTGTTTGAATAATTTCCAAACCTTTAAGACTTTGAAAAACACATAACGAGTCGCTGTACAAGAGTCTTTGGAGGGGCTCCTAGGTTCAGGGTGGCCAGCTTCTCTTGGAATTCCTGATTCTCACCACGACCAGGGATTTCACATTTCACATCACTAATTGCCTGGACCTCAATACGCGATAGAGTCACCGAACCGAGACGAAAGTCCTCAAACGCCTCGCACGTCATGGGGCAGATGGACTTGATGAGCTCATAGACCTGCTTCGCCAGGTCCCGAATCTCCTTTTGGGCGTGATCCTCCATGCGGAGTTGGAGAAAGTGTAAGAGGTTGTGGAGGTTAATTTTCCAATAAAATTCAGTAAATGTGGATTGGGGCAGGTGTGTACGAGCCAGTTCGCGGGAGACTCCCTTCTTGATCATCTCGTCATATGTATGGAACGCCAGGTCGCACGAAGCCTTTTGCTTGAGGAGGAGAAGATCTCCGCCCTCGTACGGCTCATCGCCACCCTGCCCGCGGTTCGTAGACTGCCGACGGAGCTCGTCGGGCAAAAAGTACTCTTCAGGTACGACAGAGTACCGAGCCGACAGCTCGTTCACGGAGGCTGTGCGATGACGGAGCCACTGACGCGCCACGAAGATTGGAGCACGAATATGAAACTTGAATTCAACCATCTCAAACGGCGTCGTGTGCTTGTGGCGCATGAGATAGCGGATGAGCGCGCGGTCATCACTCACAGACTTGGTTCCTGGACCGTACGACACGCGTGCAGCCTGGACGATGGCTGCATCATTACCCATAGAGTCTACGAGTCGGACAGCCATTTTATAGTTTCTACGTTGCGTTTTTTTAAGCGCGACACAAAGGACATTTACGCGTGTTGGTTTTTGCGTATCCTTCATCTATCCACTTTTGTTCATCATCGTTCCATTTTTCCCATTCAGGGTTTGGGAGTTTTACAATTTCTTCGCCATCTTCATCCAATGTAGTCTCATATGGAGGTTCAATTGGCCGTGTGGTGAGATCCCACATTCCAACGTGCATTTTTAAGAAACAATCATTACATGCTACATGTTCACAATTTGTTTGCTTAATTCCTGGTGCCGTCTCTAGACATACGGGACACTCTATATTTTCCACAGATACCAGAGCTTTTCCAAATTTCATATCACAGTTGATGCACAATCCTTTGACCGATGCCCTAGTACCGCATGGATGTTCATCTACCCACCCCTTACACCATATATCAAAATTTTTACATTTAGTGTTTGATTGTGGGTCATCTTCATCACTCCATATACAATAGGTATATCTCGGCATATTCATTTCACGTTGCGTTTTTTTAAGCGGAGACCGAAGGCCGCTTCAAAAAACGTTCCCGGTGAGACTTGAACTCACAATCTACAGATTAACAGTCTGACGCCTTAACCAATTAGGCCACGAGAACAAAAGTGAAAGGAAGGTGGCTAGCCTTTTGGGATGCTCATATGAGGCCAATCATATTCGCAGCCCCCTCTCGGATCTGACTTGTGTGATTCGAACACACGATCTGTGGAGCTACAATCCATCGCGTTTGAGTGAAATTACCACTACGCCAAAGTCAGGTTTGTTGAGCAGTTTAGGGAGGTGCTCGGCTCAGAGGTTCCAGGGAGGATCGAACTCCCATTTCGAGATGCCCCCGAATTGCGAACGAAGATTCGCAACTCTCAGAGTCTCATGTACTGACCGTTATACTATGGAACCGTCTGTTATTACACACGAAACTAATATTCATTATATAGCGCACCCCGGCTAGTTCATAGTATAAATCTTCCTGGCTCCATGTATCCTACCGCGGCACCCTGGGCACTGGTCCTTGTTCTTCGTCATCACCCAACACGAGTCACAGATGACGTGCCCACATGGGTCGATGAAAAGGTCAACGAGCTTGTCCATGCAAACAAAACATGTAAAACGGGCGTACCTTTCAGCGCCAGTGTTCAGCAGCACCTTCTTCATCGCATCCAGCCTCCCTGTAATTTCCCCGCATTGTTGAGTCAGGGCATTGATTCCCTCTTCGGACTCGTAATTGTCTAATATCTCTACAACCTTTTCTTTTAAGCCCTCGGAGTTGATGTTATCAATCATCATCTTGAGAACATTGATTTCTTCACGCTTCTGATTGAGTTCCGCCATGTTGCGGGTCAGCTCGGCTTTGGCCTTGACGAATTCCATCTTAAATTTGCCTAGTTCCTCAGAAAAGCTTTCCCATGTAGGCCCCAGTTCGCATGGAATCGTGGGAATGGGGTCGTGCTGTGGGACCGCGAGGACAGACTCCAAGAGACTCCGGGTATCCAGGTAGGCAAAGTTCATGGTGTACTAAATAAAAATGTCCTTAACTATTAAATGTTAGCACCAGGCCTGATATTTGTGGTTGGTATGGCGCTCATACTGTTCGGTCTCCAATCCTTCCTGACGGCGTATCGTCGCAAGTTTGCCAATGAGATGATCAAGGCTACTACTCTGATGGTGATGGGTCTATTCCTCATGTACTTCTGGAGCACAATTTCCGGTGCTAGTGCGCCTTCGGGCGGGTACAACACCAGACCCGGCGGTTACTACCCGTAGGTTTGAAATCTGAAATGAATTTGAAAATAGAAATGACGAGGTCAGAATCCAACAATGCTTTGGCCCTCTCATCCTCCTGCGCCATCCAGGACAGGACTATTCTGGCGTCGTCTTCTGTCAGTCCTCCAGACTTGAGCTCTTCGACCAAATGAATAACCGTCGTGAAATTCTGCGCCTTGATGGAGTTGAAGACGCGCTTCAGCGTCACGTTCCTGGTCTCGTCAAGTATAGCCTCAATCGACTCGCCTGGCATCAGGAGGGTCACGGCCTTGACAAGTTCAGCGTTAACAATCGCTGTGTTTTTCACAAGCTCTTCCATTTATTTTAATCTTTTATAATAATAAATGGCCATTGATCTTTATACTATTTTCCTGGGTCTCTTTGTGATTCTGTTCATGGGCCTGGGCGTCTCCAACTTTGTAGAGACGCAGAACGAGCAGGACCAGATGGTGGGTCGTCCGTTTTTTGCCCTCGTGTTTATCATGATGGCGCTCGGATTAATTACATATAAAATTAGCAACCCCTAGAGTAACAAGATGAAGCACCTCATCGGCCATGTAGAAGGCGTATGGGTCTCCAAAGCTTCTCATCTTGAGGGAATTATGAATCAAATCGCTGAGAGGTGCGGGTTCACAGTAGTGGGCCGATCCTTTCACCAATTTGAGCCGCACGGAGCCACTGGAGTTCTCGTGCTTTCGGAGAGCCACTTTAGTGCTCACACCTACCCAGAATTGAACAAAATTTACATTGATGTATTCTGTTGCTCCCCTAATTTCGATCCTAAATTGACTTGTGAAATTATAGAGGAAGAGTTTGCGGCTCCGAGGGGGTCGTGGCATGTTGTGGGGCGTTAGCAGCTTCGGAGTTTTCCAGAATCTTTCAACGAATTGATGGTCATCATAGAACTAAAATACTGCCCAATTGATGACAAGAAACAGCATATACAGCATACAGCCAGGATTTTCGGAATGGCACTCTCCGAAGTTGTTGACAAGTAGACGAACAAACTACAACATATACATGTAATTATTATACCAGGGATTGACATTCCCATTTTAGCACTTTCACCAAAAGCCGTCCATGTGTCACCGGAGCTTCCGGCATAACACTTGTCGAGTATTGTTATCGTTGACGAATCTGTAGGAGACGGACTTGGCGACGTGTTCATTATGAATAGATTTTGATTTTAGTTTCAACCTCAAGAACCTTGAACGTTCTTGGGGCCGAAGCCCGGTATTTTTGGCGAGTGTGGTCAACCACCCATATGAAATATAACGTACGCAAGTCCTCCCATTTAATTGCTAAACGCGAGGCCCCCCATCCCGGATTGAATGCGCAGGATGTTGTAGTTCACCGCGAACATCTTCTGCAGAGGCGTGGTCAGGGCCTTCATGTTGAGGGACACCTGAGCGTTGTCAATGCGAGAGAAGTTGCAGGTGCCGGTGGGCTGGTGCTCCTCGGGCTGCAGGGCGAAGGAGTAAACGTAGATGCCGGGGTAGGGGGTGCCCGAGTGGTACACGTATGGCTGGTACTGGTTGAAGTACTTGCCCAGCTGCTCCTTGAAGCGATCCTGGCCGTTCAGCACCAGCTTGAAGTCCTTCATGGGGCCAACCTCCTGGCCGGTAGCGCCCGCCGTGGAAGAGCCCTCCTCAATCCAGAAGATGTTGGAGGCCGAGGCGGTGTTGGCGCCGAACAGACGGGGAGCACCGATGGTGTGGGGCAGGTTGCCACCGCCGATCACAGAGGGGGAGATGTTGGAGGTCACCTGCACGTTGGCGCACGAGGTGGAGAAGTTCCACATGCTGTTGGTGGCAGTGGAGGTGGTGTTCTGGTAGCACCACACGAGCTCCTTCACGGGGTGGTTGAAGGACAGGCGCACCGTCTGGGAGGCGGCCGTGATGGAGTCACCGCCGGTGTGCTGCACCTGCTCGATCAGGTACTCGTGGCCCTTCTGGGCGAAGCGGCGACGCTCCTCAGTGTCCAGGTACACGTAGTTGGCCCACACCTCGAACACCTGGGAAGAGGTGCCGAAGTAATTGGTGAACGTGCTCGTCAGGTCAAAGTCCAGGCGCACCTCGTGGTACTGCAGGGCAATCAGAGGCAGGTACAGGCCGGGGTTGCGGTTGAAGAAGAACAGCAGAGGCAGGTACACGTAGTTCTTGTTGGTGGTGTCGTTGAACGTGGAGCTGGTCATCTTGCCGTAGTTGATCTTGTCCGCCTCGTTGAGGAACACCTCAGCGTACAGGCGGAACCAGGTCTGGTAGTGCTTGTCGATGCGCTGGCCACCGATGGTCAGCTCAACGGAGGCGATGGCGCGCTCAGCCACCCAGCACAGATCGGCCAGCACGTTGGTGGACGTCAGGTTGGCGGCGGCGGTGGCAGTGGGCTGCAGAGCCACGTACATGTTGCCGACCAGATCGCCGTTGCGGGCAATGGTCACGGACACACGGCCGCTGTTGGAGGGGGTACCGTTCACCGTCTGCTGGATGTTCTCCATCGCAAAGTTGGTGTGGCGCTTGTACACCGCCTGGAAGAAGGTCACCTTGGGCTGACCGGTCAGATAAACGTCCTGAGCGCCATAAGCAACCAATTGCATCAATCCGCCCGCCATTTGTACTAGTACCCAAGAAAAAAATTTAGACGGATTTCCATTTAAACCCGCCTGCTGATCGAGACGTACCCTTACAACACTTGCTTATACGACCATTTCCGGCTCCAGACTTTTTGGATGCTTCCCGTATAGTATCATACTCGGCGATAAGGGTCTTCAAGTCGAACGACCATTGCTGGATCTTCGTAAATTTTAGAGGCGAGTTCGACTGAATATCATTCGACTGGACGAACTTCCACTGGAACCCTCCTGCCGTCTTGCGCGTCCCCTTGCACACTTTACCTATATGTTCACTACACGCTCCTGACTCCTTGGCCGCCTCCTCAACCGACTCGAACGTCCGGAGGATTTGGGTCCCGTCCTTGGACCATTGCTGGACCGCCTTGCGGTTCGCCTCTTTCAAGAGTTCCTTGGCCTCGTCATCGTGATGCTTCCCAAACATGGCGTGAAGTTCGCCTGAGCGCACTGAGCTCATAAGCGCCTTGGTGTCTTCGTGAAGAAGCTTGTTCCTGTTCCCACCCGTCTCGTTGTTGTAGCCGCCTGGGGTCAAGGTCCCACGCTGAGCAATCTCCTGAATCTCGAGTTTGTCCAGGCGCTCTTCCCAGTTCCCTTCCTTGGGGAAACTGTGAAGAATTTCAATCTGAAATTGATCCCATCCATGCAGCCTAATGGCGTTATACAGATGCCTTTTCCGGCCGTTGTTCACGTCGGAGATGTGGCCATTCAGGCGGATTTGAAAATCATCCTGGACCGTCTGCCCTATATATTCCTTGTACGGCTCGATCTTACACTTTATAGAGTATACAAAGGGCATGCACTACTGAAATAAGCGGAGATTTCTTTAGTTGCGCCCAGCTGGCGCGCCAATTTTCTAGATAAATGGTAAATGTCTCGAGTGCCCCGCCCACCCCCACCCAGCCCACCCCATGAGGACGACGACGAGATGTGCGACGAGGACGAGATGTGTGACGAGGATGAGGAGATGGACTTTGGTGACCCCATGGAGGCTCTTGGTGCCTTTCTGTCAACCGAGGAGGGAGACACGATTGCCACCGCGCTTGTGGGCCTGAAGGATGCGACCGAGAAGATCGCCATGAGCCTCGAGATGCAGAACAAAATCCTGGTCAAGATCCTGAGCGCTGTCTCCAAGGCTTCCTCGTGCTCATGCATTTCGGAGCCCAAATACATCGCCGCCCCCGCTTAAAAAAGTCTAGCTCATTCTTAGTAATGTCAAGCTCCAAGAAAGTCCACACAATCGAAAAGGAAATTACTCCTGAACATGCTGAGGAAATTCGGTTGGCTCATCAGAGCTCCGAAATCAATTCGTGGACGATCGAGGAACTTGAGTCAAAAATAACTCAAGCAGAGACCGATGCTGGTTTTCACATTCGAGCAAATACGCTCGCGGCTGACAAGTCGTGGGCATACGTCTTGTTTCTGAATGACCAGGAGCGCGACGGGGATGGGTATCCCCGTAATTATACCCCAGAACACGTCAAGACCCGAAAGGAACGATTTATAAATAGTTGCCGGACTTTGCTGACCAGGGTGGATAATTTGGACGCCAACAAGCGTTCAAGCAAGGATGTGAATGGCGAGGAATTTACGGTTGAATTTAGGGTTCGTCGTCTGATTGTGGACCGGCAAGAGATGTTTGAACAGTACCGCATTTGGGAACGCCGATTTAACCGTATCAATAATCCGACACTTGCGATTGACAACAACGACTCTTCCCTGAAGGATGACGAGTCCAACACGCCTTACCAGAAGCTTCTCCTATTTTTGCTTCATCAGGCTTATGATGAGGGATACCGGAGGTACCGTGACCAGTGTTGTATTGAGATTCGGAACACACGGGCCTGGAAGCCCGTCAAGGAGATTAAGGATTTTGTGTACGACACGACCCAGAAGGAGGACAATCCTGACATGTGGAAGAACCTGACGAGCCGCGGTGGTCTCGTGGGTGATGTGGTGCGCCACCTGTCCAATTGTAAGGATTTTCAGTTTCCAGAGATCAAGAAGGACCGCCACACGTGGTCATTCCAGAACGGTCTGCTCGTCGGTAAGGACTGGAACGTCGAGGACCAGAAGTATCAGATCAAATTTTACCCGTACAATTCCCGTGATTTCCGCGACCTCGATCCGACTCTCGTAAGCTGTAAGTATTTTGATCTTCCGTTTGATTCGTATGAGAATATCGACGCATGGTATGATATTCCCACGCCACACATGCAGTGCGTTCTTGACTACCAGCGGTTCGAGCCGGAGGTTTGTAAGTGGATGTACGTTTTCTGTGGCCGGCTGTGCTTTGAGGTGAATGAGCTGGATGGGTGGCAGGTCATCCCCTTTCTGAAGGGTATTGCCCGGTCAGGAAAGTCCACCCTCATCACCAAGGTTTGTAAATTGTTCTACGAATGCGAGGACGTCGCGACTCTCTCGAACAATATTGAAAAGAAATTCGGTCTTCAGAGCATCTACCGTGGATTCATGTTCATCAGCCCAGAGATTAAGGGTGATCTTCAGTTGGAGCAGGCTGAGTTTCAGTCGCTGGTGTCAGGCGAGGATGTGTCTGTGGCGCGAAAGAATGAGACGGCGCTGAGTATGCAGTGGAAGACCCCCGGAATTTTGGGAGGAAATGAGGTTCCCAACTGGAAGGACAATTCTGGGTCTATTCTACGCCGCCTGGCCACGTGGAATTTCGGGCGCCAAGTTGCGGACGCAGACCCTCACCTGGACCAGAAGCTCGAACAGGAGATTCCAGCAATTCTATGCAAGTGTCTACGCGCCTACCTCGATTACGCGCACAAGTACTCTGACAAGGACATATGGAACGTGTTACCAAAGTACTTCAAGACGATTCAGAGCCAGATTGCACAGGTCACGAACGCTCTTCAGCACTTCCTTTGCTCCGAGAAGTTCAAGTTTGGACCGAGCCTCTTCATGCCCCAGACGCTGTTCATTGCTCGGTTCAATGAGCACTGTAAACAGAACAACCTCGGGACGCACCGATTCAATCAGGATTTCTACGCGGGTCCGTTCAGTGCCAAAGAACTGGAGGTTCGCGTTGACTCCAAGATTTACAACGAGAGCGCATACTCTACCCAGCCGTTCATATTCGGTCTTGACTTTTTGTCACAGGATTAAAATATAGGAAAATACTAATGGATCCGCTCGGGGTCACCGCGTTTCAAAAACTGTGGCGATCCAAGCGCGTTTTTAAAAACAGCCAGGGAGGATTGAAGTTTTCCGCCTCATCCCTCACTGCCAAAATAGCCACCTTTAAATTGCCTACTAATTTTCGATCAGTATTCGAAACGGCTCCCAAGGGGTTCTCAGAGATCACAGGGTACACCGCGAGTTTCAAAAAGCCTGTAATTCGTTGGGTTTCGGGTCAGGGGTGGATAGGCGACGCAGATGGTGTGAAGAAGCTTATCGCCAAGCGCGGTCAGCAGACGATCGTCATGACCGACAAGTATTTTGACGTCATGGGTCTTGGCAATTACGAGGAGGCGCTCTTGGCCATAGTCAAGAACGACTGGGCGCCCAAGTTTTTGCTCAAAGCTCAGCCAACCTATAAAAAGATTGACGGAATTTTCTACGTAAATATGCCCATTGTCCTGGCGGATCTCAAGGATGAGCTCAAGAAACTGCCCAGCTCGATGGTCACGAGCGTGACGTACAATCCCGAGCTCAAGATGGGCGTACCGGCGGTTGTTCTCAAACTCGCCGAGCCCAAGTGGACGTATCAGTTCTTCAAGAACGGCACTGTTCTTTTCACAGGCATCAAAGATCCATCCGAGCGCGAGGCTCCTAAAAAACTTTTCAAGGAATTCTTCACTAAATATGACCTGTACCCGCTCCTCGCGTTCAATATGACTGCGTCTCCCGCGATAAAGAGACCAAACAAAGGGGGAAACAGTGAAGCCAAGAAGGCCAAGTTGGCCGGGCGATATCCACTCGCGAGTTCCTGGACTTCCAAGCCTCCGTATGGGTTTTACGTGCGGCCCGGCACGAACGGTAAGCCCCGCCTCTACAAGTGGCGCAAGATGGAGCGAAATATCACGACGCGTGAGATGCTGAACCGTGGTGCGATGGGGCTCGGAAAGAAGAACGCGGTCGTGGTCGCCAAGGCGTACGCCGCTGTAGGCGTCAATGTTCCTGCTCATACACTCAAAATTTTCAGAAATATGGGAATTCCAATCGTGAATACAGAGCGAGAGGCGGCGGCAACCCCTGCCGGTCCCAAAAACCGCCGGGCACCCAGCTGGAACTCCACAAAGCCCGGATTTTACGTGCGCCCGGGACCTGGTAAACAGCCATATTGGTTCGCAATTCCATCGGGGTTGGCATCGGGCCGCAAGACTGTGATAAAGACGTACACTGACGCCGGTCGCAATATCCCCGCAGCGGTTCGTGATATTTTCAAAATTGGAGCCAACGTCAAGACGAACGTGGTGGCAGTAGGCGCGAACGAATTCAAGCCAGGACTGAAGCACGTCGTGACAATGGGTCTGAACCGTGTCCTGCGAATCAACGACCGCCAGGCGACGCGGTTGACAAAGGCGGAGCTTCTGGGTGTTGCACGGAACATGGAGATTCCAGAGGCGAATTCTAAGATGGTGCCCTCTACCCTGATTGACCTCATACAGAAAAAGGCGGGGGTGTCGAACAAACCAAACAGAACCTACGACGTCCTAGTCAACGGCATGTACTATTCGTTCCTGAACAACGGCCGCGTTGCTCGCGTGACGTCAGAGGGCATCCAGACTCAGCGCGCGTGGGCGACAATGCCGATTGCTGAGCGAAACAAGATTGCCAAAAAGTTGTTGCCGTCCAATTTGTACGCCGAATACAACGCCATGCCCGTGAACAACAAATTCAACGCGCTGCGCGGCATGGTTGGAATGAACAAGAATCGCAAGGCGACCGACGCCAAGGCCAAGGCGAACGCAAACGCAGCGGCCAAGGCGCTTGCAAAGGCCATGGCAAACGCCAAGGCGAACGCGAACGCCAAGGCCCGAGAGAACGAGGCGAAGGAGAATGCCGAACTTAACGCGATGGCCATGCGAATGGAGTGGAATATGCGCGCGTCTCAAAATCTCGGGCCCGTCTACGAAAAGAACAATGTGAACAAGTTTATGAAGATTTATAATAAGATTCCTGTGGGTGCGCGCGGCAAGCCGCTCAAGGCGAACATCGAGCGGGCCTATAAACAATTCGTCAAGAACGCGTATACTTTCAGGGGACAAGAGAAGCCAAAGAAGGAGCGCGCCCCGAAGAATCAATCACTCAATTACGTGTATAACATTCCCAGAAACTCCGTAAATTTCTCCAACAAATTAGAAAGTCTTGGGTTGAACTCGAGCAGGAACTGGACCTGGAACGAGATTCGCGCTGCTCTCAACGGCAAGGCGCCTGCGTCCCTCAAGGCGATGTGGAAATCCAACGTGGTCGCCAAAGCCCCCAAGGGCGCCGTAGGACCGATCAAGCGCAAGGTCCCCCGACGCACTTGAGAAGGTCAAACACCTTGTGGAGCAACTTGAACAGCTCATCCTTGTCTGAAATTTTCTTGGGGTCTATAATCTCCAACTCAATCTGATGTGTAGTATCCTCATCAGAGTCCTTGTCGTCCGGGGTTCCCTTGACGATCGTCATGTCGATTGACAAATTCTTCCGAACAAACGACCAACGCTCCTTGGTCGTTTGCCTGGTACTCGTCTCCTCCCCGTCGTACTCGAATGGCTCCTCGGTGCTCACACCTAGCCGCACGTCGAATGGTACGGAATCGAGGCTAAAATCGTCTACGAGAACGCGCTTCTTGATGTGGCCCACCTGCTCATCAGTCTCCTCGTCGACCGTGAGACGCTTTGACCCCTCGAAGTAATACACGGTCGCACTCGTGTGCTTCGTCGACTCCCACCCGTCGTACTTTTCAAGAGAATTCATAACCTTGGAGAACACGGCGGGGCCAACGTTCGTGTCAAAGCCTTTCCCTGACCGCCGACCGAAACGAATCTCAATCTCCGTGTTTGAGTTGGTGGCGTGTTTCTGAATAAGCGGCTCCCATTTGGCGAAAAGAGGACGGGCCATAGGGTGAGCAATTGCCATGTTTGTTTAGAGAAATAACGCGTGAACCTTTTAAGACGAGATGCGAGGTTTATGGAACCTCGGCAATACTTGCTATTTCAATACGGCAATTCAATGCCTCGCTCACGTACCACCTCTTACAAAACACCTTTTCTCACTGCCGCCATATGAGGGGCCATGTGATATTACTCGCGAATATCAAAAGGTTGTTCGGGAAATTTTCACAAAGGACAAAACAGGGCCCGTGAGCCCGAGTGACCTCCTTGGCGCATTTAGGGTTCGGTTTCCTCAGTTTGCGGATCATCGTCAACACGACGCCCAAGAGGTTATTCTTCACATGGTTGACGTTTTTGAGACGTCACTTGGTAAGGAGCTTATTCAGGAAATATTCAACGGGGAGGATTCACAGGAGACATTATGGGCGGATGGCATGTCGACTCTGAAAACTCCATTTACGACTCTCATTTTAGACGTCAGCGAACCTTGTAGCCTCCAGGATCTCCTCGATGATCGTCTTGAAGATCGCCCGATAGAGGGGTATACTGACGCGCGTGGGAAAACATACGAAGTTGCCGCAGTTCGCAATCGCGTCACCAAGTGGCCCCGAATCGTGAGCTTTTCATTCTCCATGTATGATTACAAATTTCCAGTAGAAATACCATTTGAATTTGAGGGTCGGAAGTTGTTTGCGTGTGTGCTTCATCAAGGGGCTCAGTCGGGAGGGCATTACGCGCTGCTTGTGAGACGATTCGACAAGTGGTTTATCAAAGACGACGATTCTGTACGAGAGATGCCTGATATTAAAACATTCAAAGGTGAGTGGTACCAGGTATGGTACCGCCCATAATCTCCGACAGTTGAATATTCTCACGAATATTCACAATGGTACGAAAGTAGGTCCGGCGATTGTTAGAGTGGCTCTTGTCGGTACGCACCTTTTCCACAAACCACCCAAGGTCTCCATACCCACACTCCACGATGGCGCCGTCAGGAAGGTCTTGGCGCTTGTTGCCATTGTGAAGCTCAGCCTCTTTGTACAACTCTCCCCGATCTTGTACAAAAAGATCCAATCCATTCTTCAACTGAAAATCAATTGTGATGCGCTCACGAGGTTTCCACTTGAACATGGTCTCGTGAGTCCCCATGCGGATTGGCTCCCGTATAGGCGTCATAACGATACCGTCCGTTTCATAGTCAAATGAATTCAAGTCTGGAATTTGTTCTTCGAAAAGTTTATACATCTTCTTGACCCTGATTTCAAATGGGGCTGCGGCAGTCTTGATGATTGCTTTGATGACCCCACGCGCCTTTTCAAGACGCTGATCGAGTGGAAGGTTCATGAGATCCTCACCCTTGACGATCACCGCGTCGTGAATCACAAAAGCCATCTTTTCATTTTTCAATTTAACAAGTTCACCATCGAGTAAAGTATCCTTTGGAATCCGAATCTTCACGGCCTCCACCTGAAACGCACGGTTGACTATAAACGTGCCATCAGAATTGCCGATCAAAAATTGCCGGACACCGTCAGTCTTTTCGCATACGAAATACGGCTGACGCCTCAGCAGAGCAAAGTGTCTTCGCTCGATGGAAACGGGTTGCGGACCTGGAAACCGACTGGCATCAGTCGTCTTCCACGCACACCTTATATATTCATTCATAATCTAAATTTGCTGTTATTCTCTATATTACGAATCGCCTAGCGATTTAGTCGCCGCGCGTCGTAAATTCAATCACGAGTCGCTAGGGTTCGAGTTTAACTCCCGCAGCCTCGAGGATATTTCCGAAACACTCATGGACATAGTGGCAGACAACCAGTGCCTCGGACGCGACACCAATTTTTACACCAATCTTGGAGAGGGTCGTAAACATGTCTTCATTATTTTCCAATGGAAGCTTGATTGGATCTTTACCGCCACGAATCTTCTTGTCCACCGGCTTACAGTCCATGACCCATACACGCGCAGAAGTTTTGACACACTCGTACAGCCCCGGTGTCAGTTTCTTGCCCACCTCGGTGTCAAATTTCAACCCCCTCTGTGACGCGGATTCAATTGTTCCCGCCTTTGTCTTTTTTTCAAACTGCTCCCAGTTGATTCCCTCAACGACCGATGGAAATACCAGAACCTGAATGCCCTTTTCGAACGGATCCAAAACCTTGTGAAGGATTTCCTGATTCAAATTAGTTCCATAATCCATCCAAAAGATGCGCTCGCCCGTTTTGATGAGCTTCGGAAGGGTGGCCTTTGTATCCACGAAGTGAATCTCCAGATGGGTCCCGCGCATCATACACAACATGTGAATATTCATCATAGTGTGTAAGGTTGTGGCGCTGATTGACTTGTTTCGCGTGACCGCGACGACATGAAGAACGGTCATTAAATTTCAATAGATTTAAATCCTTAAGCCGTCGCCTTAAGCCGCTCCTCTAGACTTCCGATGAATCGAATGTTGCCTACGTGGCCTAGGACGGTCATACAATCTGCGTAAATCTTGCCGCCCATCTGCTGCCACCTGCGGCAAAAGGCGTAATCCTCTGAAAGGTAACGGCGCGACTCGGGATCGATCATGCAGTCGAAGACGGCTATATATTTCTCGAGGTCACGATTCTGGTGGTCGTTCACGCACTCGAGCTCTGGATACTTCTCGTGCATCTTGGTGAACACATCGCGCTTGATGAGCATGAAGCCGGTCGGGCCGTCAAGAACCTCTGCGAATCCATTCAAAATCTGTGTATTCTGAAACTTGAAATTCATCACGAGGGACGCGGCAACACGGGAAAGGTCCTTGCCGGTGCCACCACCCTTGAGGTGCTCGTCGACGGCGTCCCACATAACGCACTTTTTAGGGTAACACGCAACGGCCACTTCATGACCAGACTTGATGAGCCGCATCACAGATTCAGGGTCGAAGTGGATGTCCGCGTCGATAAACAGAAAGTGCGTCGCCTCGGTCTTCTGGTAAAAACGCGCAACCGCGAGATTTCGGGCGCGGTGTACAAGCGACTCGTTCTCGGTCGTGTCCAGCATCATCTGAATGCCATTCGCCGCACACGTGCGCTGAAGACGCATCATGGACTCGGCGTAAGCCTGGAGACACACGCCTCCATAGCACGGAGTGCTTACGAAAAGAATGATCTGTCCAGACATTATGGGCTAAACGCAACTGCTCCTTAAGTTGCGTACAATTACGTCAATCTTAGCCAACGTTGGGACGGATACGCCGCAGATTCTGCACAATTCACTCTTGTCCGGTGCGCATCCCGATTCTTTCAGCACCACAAACATAACGGCGGCCGCCACCGCCTTTGGTGTGCGCCCCTGGAGCTCCACGCACTCCCCAAGCTCCTTGCAAACTTTGATAATCTTCATCTTGGTTCGCCCCCTCTGATCACTCGGTACACACGTGATATCGTTGAAGAAACGCGCAATCAGGTCGGCGGCGTTAGTGACGTGTACCTCCGTCTCGGGAACCTGCTCTTGATACATTTCGAAAGTCCGAGACAGATCGCGAGGGGGTATTCCAAAAGCATCCGCAATCTCCTTTGTCGTACGAGACACTCCCGACTCGCGACACGCCTGAAAGATACAGTTCGCCTTGATGCCATTTCGGACCGCTCCCCGAGTCAAGACCGCCTCGTTGAACGCCTTGTACTTGATCTTGACCTGATACATGACAGAGTCTGGGAGGTTCAGGATCTGTTTACCCACCTTGTCGAGATCCTGATACGCATGGAAGAGCGCCCGGTCCTTGTGATTCATCGACGTGTGTAAGTTGATCATAGCCAGACGCTTCTGTTGATATGAAGACTGCTTGGCGACGCTCATGATTGTCGATGCACCCCAGGCGGCTGAAAAGTGGTCGGTGTTGACAGGAGCACCGACGCGCGAAGGATCAGCCTTACACTCGTCGCCTCCCGACCTCCACTCGGGCTCGTCGCAGATGAATGCATAGTCAACGCGACCACATCCAGTACAAACCGGTAAATCGTCAAACACGTCATACCGTCTCAAACCTCCACAGTGTTCGCATACATAGTCGGCGTGATTACGGGTTTTCACTTCTGTTTGGGGAAGTGTGCGACAAGCATCAAAGTCTGACCAAATGCGATCGAGCTCACACATTTCGAGTTGCCTTAATAATACACTGCGTTCCCCTGGGCCGGAAAAAACCTGTTTTTTCTTTAATGAGCGCTCCAGTCGTCGATCATGCCAAACGTGCGGCCGTTCAGGAGATTACGTCCAAGTCGCCGTTCAACGTCTTCAACATTGTGGCTATTGTCGCAATTCTCGTGATTGGCTATTTCCTTTACAAAAAGTTCACCACCAAGTTCCAGAAGGGAGCTATCAAGTTCCCGTCCATTGTTCCAGCCGCGAGTGCTTCAGAGGCTGCCCCTATTGTTGTGGAGACCTCCCCAGAGGTGATCCCAGAGCCTGGTGTGAAGGAGGAGTAATTTTGTTGTTAAATACAAATGAAAAATTTTGATCAAATATTATGGACCGTCATCGGTGCAGTGGGCATCTGGGCCGCCGTCACACCTGGTCGTCAGCTCGGATTTTTAGGTGAAAATAATCGGTATAATATTTTAAACCAACTCTCACCAGTTGTAACTGTGATGGCATTTTTAGTATTGGGTGTAATGATCTTCAAGACCAAATAGAATCCACAACGTGCCACTCGATACACCGTGCCGCGTCCATGTAAACGTCTCGCTTCAGTAGCTTTTTCAGATCCCGCTCTGGGATCTTTGTTTCGCACGTATAAATATCCTTAAATCGTTCCATAAATTGCGACAGATTTTCCATCTGGTCCTTGAAGTCTTCAAACTTCCCCCAGGTTCCGTCCATATTGAGTTGATGTATCAATATGTACGAGTTCTCAGTCATGTACCGAGTCCGTCCTCCCAACAAAATGAACGTGGCTGCCGACGCGCACACGCCATCCGCAATCGTCCGAATCTTGACGCTCTTTCGCAGGGACTTGATACAGTCCATGGCGCTGAGGCCCGCGTGGAGATCCCCGCCGTCACTGCGAATCCATATGCGAATTTCCGGCCGGCCCTCAATTTCGAGATCCAGATACTTGTGCCGGAGCTCGAGCGCGAGTTTTTTCAATTTCATATTTAATTCAAGAACAGTCACCTCGCAGACTTCACAGTGAAAGTACACATCAGACCCCTGAATCTTCACAAATGACTCTTCCTCTGCAACGCATGGTTCGCAATTGCTTCCGCACATTGCTTCTTGAGTGTAGAAATGGTCTTTGCTTTTAACTTGGTCAAGGGACTCAAATGGTTTAGGATGTCCAGATCAGATGGAACCAGATCGTATTCAACAAAAGCCGCAAAGTCTCCATTTTCAATCTGGGATCTAATGAGCAACAATGCGTCAATGTCGAGGTGGCGTCTCGGCACTTTAGTTGATATTGATTGAATCTTTTTGTGACGCATACACATGTTTTGATACTTTGTCCAGGTTGATCCGGGACGGAGCTTGGTCAGAGTATGATTGATTTCGTTCGACGGTAATATACACCCCCATAGATTGAAATACGAAAGCAGTTCCCAATCTCCCGCATACACCCGTGACTCTATAATATCCGCTACACTCAGGTAATTTGATATCACTTCCATTCTTCCTCGTGAATCTGGGTAATTTTCATGTAAAATTGAAGCAATATTACCAGGTTCCTGAATAGGATGTCCAATGTAGTCCACGGGATTGGAGGTTGAAGACCTACTCACGAGAGACGCGATGAATTCCCGGGGGCCCATGAAATCATCGCGAATGTCGGATGTGAACGTCAGACTTTGCCGGACACGTCTCAGGTCGCCTCCACACGTGGAGATGGCGTCTTCACTGGCTCCTGGAAACAGGGCAATGATTGTATCGCGATCAGGTACTGGAAAATTATACGTATTAATTTCGAAATTAAATTTGACTGGAATTTGAGAAATTATTACAAAGAGACCGTTGGTAGGGGGTCCTGTAATTTCACGGAGGCCCACCAGGTCATGGACGCACTCATACTCGTCCAGGACGACGGGTGTATTGGTTCCGTGAATTTTGTTCAAAAAATCAACCGTGTCCTGTTTGCTCTTTAGCACATCCGACGTGAGTTCTATACAGGGCATGAGTTCTTTTCGGACCGTCCAGGTTTTACCGATGCCTGATTTCCCCAGGACGCACACAACAGGGCCCAGCTTCGTAAACTCGTGTTCGTTTTTTTGGGAGTCTTTAGAAAGATAGCGATCCATGGCGATAGAGGATTCTGATGATGAGTCTCTCACGCGCCAAGTTCTTAATATGGTTCTTGAGAACAACGCGGTGTTCCCTTACTTAACTGGATATTTGGTTTTTAACATAGCGATCCTCATTTTATTAATTTATATCTCAATTAAAATTAGCTTGAAATGAGAGAAGTTGTTCATTTGGTCAGAGCATCAAATGGAGTTCATAAATTCACAGCAGTCTTCCCAGATGGGACCAAGGTCCACTTTGGCCGTCAGGGGTACTCGGACTACACGAAGCACAAGGACAGTGAACGTATGAAACGCTATCTGGTGCGACACAGGACGAGAGAAAACTGGACGCGCACAGGTGTGAAGACGGCGGGTTTTTGGTCCCGATGGATATTGTGGTCCAGCCCGAGTCTTTCAGGCGCCATCGCCAAGACTGAAAAAGTTCTCAGAAAAAAAATAGTACAGAAGTAATAATGGGAATCAAGGACGCATTCGTACCGCTCATCTTTTTCATCATCTGCATTTTCGGAATCGCTCAGTCTTCCATCACCGTGAAGACGTATCTGGAGACTGGGAAGGAGAAGGATAACAACTTCAACTTCTCGGCAGTTATTCTGACGGCGTCGATTCTCGGTCTGCTGGGCAGTGGGTTCATGGCTTACAAGGCGTTCAAGGGGGGCGCATCCATGAACGCCGTGAACGCCGTGAACGCGGCAGGAAACACCTCAGCATCTGAGATGGCGGGTTCCCAGACGAACATTTCCAACCAGCAAATGACTCTGGCCGACAAGCTGGAGAACATGTCCGCCAATGCCGCATCTCGCGCCGCCAAGGCTTCTGAGGGTGCCAAACTTGCGAACGCTCTCGGTGCTACGCTTGGACAGTTGAAAAATAAAACGAATTAAATTACACTAGATGACCTGCGTAGACAGGTCGACAGTCTGAGACTGACCTGAAGCCTGTGCCGACATTGCGGAACTGAGCGCTCGGAAGGCGACCGGCGTGTTCCGGGCGTCGTAATTCATAGTGCAGTCAGCCGCGATTCCCATGGAATTAGCCTCGGCGAAGGCGTCCTGATTGGCGCCGAGATATGCGAACGTCCAGCCCTCCTTGATCTTTTGCTCGATGAGGTCCTTGATGTGCGCCTTGGTGTAAGTATGACTAGCATTCTCCTGACCGTCTGTCAGGATCACAACGCTTGGATTTTGCGACTTGGTCTCTTTGATTGTACGACCAATCGCATCAAGAAGAGCCGTTGACCCGCGAGGCTGGAACGTCTCGGTGGTCAGAGGCGGTACGTCGGCAATTGGAGTGAGAGTATATGAAACGAGGTACTCGTGGTCAAACTGGATAAGACTCAAGGTTCCTCCCATCGTTTGCTGATCTCGCAGAAAGGCATTGAACCCCCCGATGGTATCTTCGAGGCACGACTCCATTGAGCCAGAACGATCGAGGATGAAGACCCGATCCATTTTATTTTTAGTTTGAAAATGTATTCACTTGCGTGAGGCTGGCGCCCTCTTTACACTTTTTTTTGGGCGTATGGCCGATGGTGCGCGTGGATTGGTCGCCTTGCGGCCATACAGCGACTTGCCGTTATGACGCACCACGTATTTCCCCTTTATCGTCAGGAAAAACTGCCTACCCTTTTTGTTGTAAAAAGGAACTGGGATCCTCTTGGCGACTCCCAACTTTTTCAGAAGGAGTTGGCGGCGCGTGGGCACCGTGATCGCACTCTGATTTAAAACCGCATGGCGACGGGTCACGGGACCCGTCTGCTTCATGAGAAGGTTTATGCGTTTCATCATTTAATTTTAATTAAGAATTAAAATCAGATGGTGCTCCATATAGTCACGAGCCACTGGAAGGAGGATCTTGATTGGCTCAAAAAGTCAAAGTGGCCAGTTGTCCTCGTGGACAAGGAAGGCGCCGATCCAAGTTGGATTGTACCACAGCACGTGATACCCAATTCAGGTCGTGAAACCTCCGCCTACCTCAAGTACATTATTGAAAATTACGATAACCTCCCGGATCACGTGGCTTTCATCCATGGGCACGAAGAGGCCCACCATCATAAACACGACAGGCCACTCCTCGAGGTCATCGAGGGTGCCAACGTCGCCGAATTCGATTTCATCCCATTGAACAATTTTTTCACTAAAAAACCATTTGTGGATGATGACATGCGTCTGTCTACGGGATTCCTCGAGATTGAGACGTTTTGGGACAAATTTAATGTACCCGCAAGAAAACCCCCCTATTTCGCAGACATGATCATACCCATGGGGGCCCAGTTTATAGTTTCTAGTCGGAGAATAAGGCGTCACCCTAAATCACTTTATGAATTTTGGTATAAAATTGTCATTGAAGAGAGAGACAAGAACTGGCCGTACTGTTTCGAGGCAACGTGGCATATAATTTTTGGTGAATTTTGGCAATGTGATAGACGGGATGAATGGTTCAACTTTCCCCATAAACGGGTCTGGGCGCTTTAAAAAATAAAATCTCCAGGACAACTAGAAGTCTTACTTCTGATGGTCGGCGGAAGAGATCTCCCAGATCTCATCCGGCAACATAAACCTGAAGATACCTTTTACGTTTACGAACTGGGCATTCTAAAACGGGCGTACCAAGAATG